GCGGAGGCGAGCGTGGCGGTGCCGCCGGAACCAAGAAGCTGATTCGTGGTGACCTTCTTGGTGGTCCCGGATGCCGCCATGGACGTATCCGACACGTCCACAATGGGAAGGACGTCGGCGGCTGGATCGACCGTGGTGATGGCCGCTAGGGCCGTGATTTTCGTGTCTGCCATGGTTAGTTCGCTTGGATGATGAGTTTGCCGGTGTCCTCCCGCAAAAGGAACGAGGCGTCCTCCAGCAGCAGGGATTCAAATGTTCCGAAAGTGATTACGATCTTGTCGGTGCCGTCCTCAAGGAATACGAAGAAGTCGTCCTCCTGCAGCAAGTCGCGCCGGATGATCGGCAGGTCGGCGCCGCCACCAGCCCCTCCCAGGGCTTGCTCGACGCCGAGTCCTAGGCCGAGTCCCAGTCGCATCTTAGACCCACTTGCGGTTGTAGGCGATGATCGCCCCGGAGGAAACAGCCACCGAGGTGAACACGCCCGAGATCGAGTCGCCGGCCTGAATGGTCACGCCGGACGGGAAGTTGGTGATGTTGGAGGACACGGCGCCCAGGATGGACGTGGAGACCGCATGGATCTCCATCCAGTTGCCAGTCACGGTGCCCGCGGAGGCGTCGATGTACCGGCCACCGTACTCGCCGGCCAGTTGGCGGTTTGCTCCGACATTCATAGGTTGAACTTCTGACTGCTTCGCTTTGTGCCACCTGTGAACCCGACCTGCAAGCGCGTAGCCCCGCAGCGCACTCGCACCTCCGGGTTGTCACGCTCGACCTCCTTCAGAAACTGGGAATCCTTCCAGCAATCGTACCCGTACTTGGTGCCCCAGGCATGGTATAGCGTCGGGTCGATCCGCATCCGAAGGCGCCCGATGCCGTCGATGGATCGGACCTCGCGCTGCGAGTCCTTTGCGATGCGCTTCTGCTCGATGCCGGCCTGCACCCAGTCCTTCTGGATGCCGGACTGGAACTCCTTGATGACAGCGCGGCGCAGCTCGCCGGGCAGGTCGTCGAGGGCGTTGGCGAGTACCGAGGTGGCTGAATTGTGGGCCATTGGAAAGGGGAAGAGGGGGAGGCCCTGTGCAGGCCTCCCCCGGTGTGGCAACGATTAGCTCGCGCCGTTGAACATACCGAAGCCGGACGGGTTCTTCACCACGAGGCCGGCAATGGCCTCGACGAGGCGGGCAGGACCACCACCAGCGTCAGGCAACGGCTTGACCTGCGGCAGCTTGGCGTAGCGCACTTCGGCCATGTCCATCGGGATCACGTAGCCCTTGTAGGCCTGCGAAGACAGCGCGGTGCCGTTCTTGCCGCCGATAAAGGTGGACGGGTGCAGGATCAGGCGGCCGAAGTCGCCCTCGAAGATGTCAATCGACGCCTTGAAGGTGTCGGCCGACAGGTCTTGGTTGAACGTGCGGACGCTCGTTGCGGCGATGCTGTTGGTATTGGCAACCTGGGTCGTGCCGGAGGCAGTCAGGTTGGTGAACGCACGCTTCAAGGTGGTTCCAAGAATGCAGTCATAATCCCGGAAGGTGCCGGTCACGCCGTAGACGGCCGTCAGCACGTTCTGGGCGGTCGCCTCGGTGAAGGAAGCGCTGGCCGTGGTGTCCACCGCCCCAGAGGCCGGCAGGAAGGGCGAACCGGAGGCGCACGCGCCGATGTTAGCGGCGTTGGTGCTGGTCAGCCAGTTGCCGAGCGAGCCGGTGAGGTACGGGTCAGAGGTGCTGACCTCGGTCTGCGCAGCCTGATTGGTGCACATGAAGGTCGCCTCCATAGAGCGTTTTAGCTCCACGAGACGTTTAGCAATGCCGTTTGCGAGCTCATCGCTCACGCCGGCCACGTTCTGAGTCTCCGCAATAAAGCCGATGCGGAAGTCGTTGCGGAACACCTGGCCGTAGTTGTTCAGGCGGGTCCGGTTCTGCACCGGGTTGCCAGCGCTGGCAACGGTCACGTCGGTGCCGTCAACCACGCCACCCATCGTCGGGGCAGCGTAATTGTCGACCTGCCACGAGAACTGCATATTCCCGAGGTCCTTGCCCTTCGGGGCCATGGACACGAACGGGGTCGACTTGGCGTCGACGATGGCGATGTAGTCGGCCAGATCCTCACGGATGGCGGACGTGCTAGCGAGCGGCGTTGTGCCGGCTTGGTTTTCTTGGAGCAGGGGCATGGTTAGAGCATCCTTTTCAATACTTGAGCCAGTTCAGTAGTCGTCCCGGAGCGGCGGAATTGGTTCTTGGCGGCCTGCAGTTTGGCCTGGGCAGCGTCCTTCTTTACGGGTGCTGCAGTCGGCTTGCCTGGTTGGCTCGGGGCCTTCGCAGGAACCTTCGGCAGCGAGGGCTTCCCCTTCGCCGACTCACGCTCCAGACGTAGACGCCGTCCCTCGATGAAGTCGCCGATCAGTACCTGATACTCCGGTAGCTGCGAGATCTGCGGCAGTTGCCGCAAGACCTGCTGCGCTGCCGTGTACTCGGCGCTGGAACGGTCCTTCCACCAGGGATAGAGCTGCTCGGCCACCGGCTTGATCTGCTGGTAGGACTGCAGGAACCGAGCACGGTTGGTAATGTGCAGGTCGATGGCGTCTTCTACACGCCGCCGGATCTGCTTCACGTCCTCCGCGCTGTACTCCTTGCCCTCCACCTCGCACCCATCGATGTTGTCCTCGCACCACCGCTTCAGGTTCCGGGCCTTGGTCCACTCATCATTGAGCTTGGTCACGTCCCAGACGTCGCTGAAAGGGTCGGATTGGTTCGCAACAGCAACAGGCCGATCGGCCGTCTGCTCGAGCTTCGCCTTCGCATCGTTGAGCTCGCGCTCCAACGCCTCGGCACGCTCTATCGCCTCTTTCTTCTGGCGAGTGAGCTTGTCGATGCGCTTGCGCACACCCAGCGACTCCTCCTCTTCCTCAGTCTCTGAAAGAACTTCCTCGGGCGACTCGGCCCGTGGTTCCGTTTGTTCTGCGGTCGGCTCCGCAGCCTCGGCCTGATCTTCCGCACTCGCGGCCTCAGACTCCGGCGGTTGCTGCTCGACGGGTACTGCCTTCTCTTCCTCCCCGCTGAATCGTGTCTTCAGCAGCTTGGCCAACGCCGATTCGTCGAACTGCATCGGGTTGATCGGGGGCGGTGCCGTGTTTTGTTGGGCAGGTGTCGCTTCCTGCGTCGTCGTATTCGGGATGTCCATGCGGTTTAGACCCTGCAAGCCGGGTATGCTGCGCCAGGGTTGTTACAGGCCAACCCAGAAGCCGTTGATTGAGTGAGAGCCTATGGCCGACCGGAAGTCAACTGGCTAGCACTTCGCAGCAGCTTGATTGAACTGCTGAGATCCTTGAGCGCCGCGGCCCGGCCGCAGTTGTAGGCACGGTCCTCGGCGGCCAGGTTGGGCAGAATGCCGGCCAACACCTCGGACTCCTCCTAGTCGGAGATGATCTGCAGGAACGCCTTGATCACCGGGTGCTCGTCGCTGACCGACAGCGCCTCCTTGAGCTGTTCCTCGTTCACGCCTGCACCCCCAGGCGGCCGGTGACCGCGTTCTGCTGCTGCTGGACGCTGAACTGCAGGTTCTCGAGGTACTTCTGCATGTTAGCCTGGAACAGCGGGTCCTGCTGCAGTTGGGCCTGGTACTTCGGGTTGCTCTGCAGCACCTGCTGGCTGAACTGCAGACGCATGGCCGCCGTCGGGTCGTTCTCGCGCAGTTGCGGCGGGTTCCCAAGGCTCATCAGCGCGATCTCGTCGTTGGTCTCGTTGAACATCTTCTGCGCAGCCGGGCCCTGCTGCATCACCAGCTCGGTCGCCAAGGTCGGGTCGATCGCCCGGAGCGCCACCGAGATCAGCTTGGCCCGGTCGATCACACCGGCGGTGTCCAGCGGAAGCACCAGCGAGCTGATCGCCTTCAGCTTCTCGGTCACCAGGTCGGTGCTCAACTCCCGGATGTCGAACTTCAGCATCACGTCGAAGTCCTGCACGTTCTCAGGCAACGGAGTCTGCGAGGCCGTGATCCGCTGGATCTCAGCCGGGCCGATGTACTGCAGGGTCAGGGCCAGCACCTGGCGGAAAGCCTCGGTCCACCCATGCAGCCAGTTGTTGATCAGGCGCTGCTGCCGCATCTGGGTGATCACCGGCGGAACCTTCTCAGTCGGGCGCCCGAAGTAGCGGTCGGTCTGCGCCTCCACCGAGGCCATGAGCTGGAATGCAACCCCGGGCTCCCTGGCGGGCGGCGCCATGAACCCAATCTCACCGCGGCGCAGCACCGGAACCTGCACCGCCGGACCGATCTTCAGGTTGCCGCCACGGGTCTTCGGGACCTCGATGGGCGGCAGCGTGGCAAGGCTCGTGTAGTCGAACACCGAGTCGCGCTGCGCCTTCACCTCCTCCTGCCAGGTCATGCACACCTCGGGCACACCGCGGCTCTCGGTGATCTGCCGGTGG